GTGGGATGGGTGACGACGCCGGCCGCTCTGCCGGGTGCGAGCATGGCGCCGACCACGATCGGCGCGGATGGCAAGCGCGAGGAGCAGTTCTCGCCGGGCATGTGGATCTACGGCAAGCCGGGCGAGTCGGCCACCTTCTTCGACCCGAAGCCGTCCGAGGACTATGCGGAGTTCTTTGGTGTGGAGCTTCACGCGATCGCATCCGGGCTGTGTATGCCCTATGAGCTACTGACGAACGATCTCTCCGAGGTGAACTACTCGAGCATGCGCGGCGGGCTCGTGCAGTTTCGGGCGGCGGTCGAGGCCGATCAATGGCAGCTCGTGATCCCGCAGCTCTGCCGGCCGATCTGGGAGCGTTTCGTGCGGGACTCGGAGATGAACGGCTCCGCTCCGGTTCCGGCGCGCTTCACGCCGCCGCGCTTCGGCCTGCTCGACCCGGCCAAGGAAGTGCCGGCGATGATCCAGTCGATCCAGGCGGGCCTGCGCAGCTGGCGCGACACGATCCGCCGTGAGGGCGACGAGCCGGCCAAGGTGCTGGATGAGATCGAGGCCGAGCGGAAGGACTTCGAGCGGCGCGGGCTCAACCTGACGAGCATTCCGCAGCCTGCGGCGCCGGAAAACGCGGCTCAGGATGAGCCAACGATTGGGTTCGCCGCGGCATGAAGCCCGAGATCGTGGTGCAAGATTTTTGCGGATGGCACAACGGCGAGTTCGAGCAGGGCCGCTCGCGCGTGATCGAGGGCGGCAGCTGGAAGCGCCAGCGCATCGTGATGGTGATCCCGGCAGGCGCGTCGATCCCGTCCAAGGTGGCCCTCGCGCTCTGGAACCTCTCGCTCCCGCCGAACAACCCCGTGATGCGGGTTCTCGCGATCGGCCTCGAGGTGGGCGAAGCGTACTCGAACGCGGTCGAGGGCATCCTCGCGGAGCCGTCGCTTGCGGACTGGGAATACATGCTGACGGTAGAGCATGACAACCTGCCAAGGCCGAATAGTCTGCTCAAGCTCCTCGCGCGAATGGAGGCGCACCCGGAGATTCACGCGATCAGCGGCCTCTATTTCCAGAAGGGCGAGGGAGGTTGGCCGCAGATCTGGGGCGACCCGAAGGACCCGATCCGAAACTTCAGGCCGCAGCCTCCGGTCAACGGCGAGCTGGTCGAGTGCTGCGCGATCGGCATGGGATTCACGCTCTGGCGGCTCTCGATGTTCCGTGACGCGCGGCTGCGGCGTCCGTGGTTCCAGACGCAGCGAGAGCCCATGATGAGTCAGGATTTATTTTTTTGGGATGACGCGCGCGAGCACGGCTACCGATGCGCGGTTTCATGTGACGTGAAAATCGGGCATATGGACGAAAACGGATTCATCTGGTGAAAGCGCGGCCGTGTCTGTATAGGCTCATGTCGCCTTCCGGGAAGGCCTACATCGGAATCTCGCGACACGGTCTTGAGAGACGATGGGCGAAGCATGTTAGAAACTCAATCTCGCGTCGCGACAAGAGCGCGCTGTGCGATGCGATTCGACACTATGGTGCAGAGGCATTTAAGCGCGAAGTGCTGGGAGAATCTGACGATTGGAAAACGCTAGTGCAGATGGAGATCAGGGCGATTTCTGAACTTCGCACGCGAGTTCCGCACGGTTACAACTTGACCAATGGCGGAGACGGATCTCCTGGCGTGATCCCGAGCGCGGCATCTCGAAAGCGAATGTCGGAATCGCAGAAACAGCGACTTTCCGACCCCATTCAACGCGAGCAATTGATGAGGGCATTGGAGAAGGCCCGTGCGTCCGCGTCATTTTGGTGGGCGGACGTAACGGCTGCCGATCGTAAACGTCATGGGGAAGCAGTTCGGCGCGGACACGCGAGGCCAGAAGCAAAAGAGCGTGTGACCTTAGCGAACAGAGAGAAGGCCGCGCGCGATGGATGGGGTGAGATGCTTTCTATGGCGCAAGCTGGATGCAAGAAGGGCCCATGCACCGATGAGCGTCGTGAGAAACTCAGAGAGATCCGTCGAATGGAATGGGCGGACCCCGTGATGCGGGCCAAGCGACTTGCTGGCTTCGCGAAGGCCAGAGAAAGAAAGGCGGCTGTGAAGTGACAGGGATCCGTCTAGACATCGGCTGCGGAAGCCAAAAGCGTGATGGTTTCGTTGGGATGGATCGCAGGCGCTTCCCCGGCGTAGACATCGTGCACGACATCAACGACTACCCGTGGCCCTTCGATGATGGTTCCGTCTCTGAAGTCTACTGCTCTCACGTCTTGGAGCACCTCGATCACAACCGCCACAATCCAGAGCGGTGTCGGTTCGCGAATGAGCTATATCGGATTCTCTGTCCTGGTGGATTTGCAGAGATCATCACGCCGCACTGGGCATCTGCTCGCGCCTATGGTGATTTCACGCATGCCGATAAGCCTGTAAGTGAAATGTTCTTTCTATACCTCTCGCGAGATTGGCGCAGAAAGAACGCCCCAGACACCGACATCGAGTGGAACAAAGATGGCCTTACCTGCGACTTCGTGGTCGAATGGGGCACCTCGCTCGATCCGCCGATTGCGCTGCGCAATCAGGAGTTCCAGCAGTTCGCCGCGCGGTACTACCGCGAGGCCGCGCAGGACATCGTTGCGACCTGGCGCAAGGCATAGATGCCCGATCCGGGCGACTTCGGCGATCGCGACGAGTTCATGGAGGCGTGCATTCCGCACGTGATCGATGAGGGCAAGAGCCGAGACGAGGCCGTCGCGCAGTGCAGCGGGATGTGGAGGAGTCACATGGCGAAGCACTCGCACGACATGATGGTCCCGCTCCAGCTGCTCCGCGCGTCGATCGAGCCGGCCACGTTCAACGCCGAGAACCGAACGGTCGAGATACGCTGGTACACCGGTGCGAGCGTGATCCAAAGCTCATTCTTCGAGGGGCCGTATCTGCTTCGGTTCAGCATGGATCCGAAGTCCGTGCGGATGGACCGATTCGCGAGTGGCAAGGCTCCGCTCAAGCGAGGTCACCGGAGCAACGACGATCCGGATTCCGTGATCGGCGTCATCGAGAATCCGCGGCTCGACCTCGATGGCGGGCGCGCCACGGTACGTTTTTCCAGCCGAGAGGATGTCGGCCAGATCATCGCGGACATCCGCTCCGGCATCCTCGGAAACCTGTCTATGGAGGCGCAGCCCTACGAGCTCGAGGAAGTCACGAAGAAGGGCGACAAACTGCGGACCCTTCTCGCGACCGACTGGGAGCCCGTGGCAGTCGCCCTGGTCGCGGCCGGTGCGGATCCCGGCGCGCGCATGCTCTCCGAAACGAATCAGTTTCCCTGCAAGATCACTCTTAGCGCTGAGGCAGTCGCCAACGCGCGAATGGAGGCCACGATGAAGGTCCGACTGCTCAGCACGAACGACGTGATCGAGATCGACGAGGACGAGTTCAATGAGTCGCTGCACTCGAAGGACCTTGAGCCGGTGAAGCTCGCGGCTGATCCGAAGCCGGTGAAGCTCGACGACAAGAACGAGGACCGCGAGCTGGCGGACTTCAAGGAGGCCGAAGCGAAGCGCGCGGGTCGGATCCGCGAGCTGATGATCCACTTCGAGGAGGACGAGCTCTGGGCCCAGCGCCACATCAAGCTCGGCAGCTCGGTGGCGATCGCCCGGGCCGACGGCATGCAGCGCGCCGCGAAGAAGGCGCCCGACATCGACGGCCGGCTCACGGTCGGCAGCGACTACGATTCGATGGGCTGGAAGAGCGCGCGGATCTCCGATGCCCTGGCGGCGCGTGCGATGGGCCAGAAGTGCCCGGAGCCGGCTCAGAAGTGGGAGCACGCGACCATCGCCGAATGCGCCTTCGCCGTGCTGGAGCAGCTCGGGCAGACGCGCGGCAGGATGCTCGATCCGTGGCGCGGCAGGGAGGCGGTTATCAAGCTGGGCATGGGCACGACCGATTTCCCGCAGATCCTCGCCAACGTGCTGAACAAGACGCTGCTTCCGCAGTACATGGCGGCAGCGCCGTCCTATCGGCGCATCGCCGCACAGCGGAACTTCAACGACTACCGGCAGCACAAGTTCATCCGAGTCGGGGATTTCCCGCTGACGCTCCAGGTCGGAGAGTCGGGCGAGATCACCGAAGGGTCGATGGGCGAGAATGCCGAGAACGTGACGGCATTCAAGTACGGTCGCATCCTGAACATTTCGTGGGAGACGCTGGTCAACGACGATCTGTCGGCGCTCGGCGACTTCGGC